GAGAACTCAATACACCTCCCAGCGGAGTGGCTCCCAACAGGCTGGTGATTGCTGAAGCTGCTATCGATGTGGCTTGTGATTGTATGGTGGCTGTGGGATTTAATATAGCACCGATCGTACTGGGTGCTAATGAAGCGCCGCCGGATAATCCCGAATACAGGTCGATAGATTGGTTGATTGCAGCAGTCGATAATGCAGGAGCATTCTTGAGGATGCCTGAATGTGCATTGAATATGCCAGCTGTCTCGATGATAGCTGGGCCTATCACACCCAACGATATTCCGAGAGCCGCCGCCGATAAGATATCACCCGTGCTGCTCTGTGTATAATCCCCGTACTGTTCTATATTTGTATACTGAGGTGCGTATCTCTGATTGATAGATGCAACACCATTTGCAAGGTATCCCACCTTATAGATGTCCTGTATCTGAGTGATGTCTCTGATGTTTCTGATATATCGAGGTTGTCCCAGATCCGGGATACCTATGACATTTGCGATATATTCAAGATCGTTCTGGTTCTCATTTGCAGCAAGCACGTAAAAGAAATTTTCTAAAGTATCTTGAGGAACCACACCGAAAGATGCGAGCTCAACAGATTTATTATAGATTGCTGCTTTTTCAAAATCAGTCAGGATATAATTTTGAGGAGTACGGACATAATTGACAGGCGGGGGTTTAGCAAATTTTAATGCAGCTGCTATTCCCAAGAGCTGCGCCCCTATCTGTATAGCATTATTAAATGCGTTGTTTGATTCTTTTAATTCTTGGTTGCCATAGAATCCCGGTTGTTGAAAATCGCCTTTTTGTATAGATGATAGAGTAGTTGAATTTAAGATTTGGTTGGCCATCGCTATCCTGTCCTTCTTCCTTTTAAAGCAGCGACCACATACGAATGCGATAATCCTGGTATTGAATTATTGCAAGCAGGATCAGCACATGTCAGGACAAGACCGCCTCCTTGCTGGCCAGGTTTAGCAGACTCAAGATGTACGTGTATCCCAGGTGAATCATTCTTTTCTAGATATATCCTGCTAAAAGGAAGATTGTCTCTTACATAAGCTGCTATAGCAGCAGTAGTTGTAGTATCATCTTTGTTCGAACATCTTAGATCAACAGCACCTCCAGTAGTATGTTTGGATGTGGCTTTGCTCAATCTAAACCAGCTGGTGATCTGAATCCTGGATCCAAACTTATCAAACAATGGATCTAATATGTTCCAGGCAATGTTCATAGCTTCAGTAAGGATTGCTTGGTGCCGAGATGCAGGAGCGTATCTTAAATTCTTTACCATTCCTACAGTAACATGTCTGGATATCTTCTCGCTAGAATTGTATACCGAAGTGGGCATGGGCATGGGATTTTGTTGTGCAATTCCTGTGCTAGTTACTGATCCGTCAGGTCTATCGTAGGCTCCTTCAGCAACAGGACCCATAGTTTCACCTGTATCAACTATTGATGGGACCATGCCAGCTCCAAAATTTCCTGCAGCAGCACCTTCAGCAACAGGATTGGGATTTCCGCCTTCATTCTTGTAGAGAGAAAATTCTTCCTTGGACATCTTCTTGGCATTCATAGGAAAATCAGGAGCGGTTCTCAATGTAGTTATGTTATCGATGATTGTCTCTGCTGGAGCATATTGTGCCAATGATGCTTCTCCAGGATCTGCCGGCTCAGATGGCGCTGAAACACTAGGAGACCCTCCTACCTGGACGTCAGTGGCAGATCCTTTGATCTGTATCTTGCCGCTGCCCAATACATCTACGGTAGAACTAGAATGGATAGATGCGGCACCAGCAGATGATATCTTGGTCGTGCTAGCTGCTTTTATGTCCAGCGTGCCTCCTGATTCTGTGCTCATATTACCTGATGACTTGGCAATCATGTTTGCCTTTGAACCCAGGTTCATGTCACCTGTAGCAAGCGCTGTGAACGTTGTCTTGGTCCCTAGATTCATGTCAGTCAAAGATAGTGCTGTGAATTCTGTCTGTGCCTGCATCGAGATGCTAGCATCGCTCCGGACGAAGATATCTAGGCCAGCATCTATGTCAATGCTCTGTGATGCTTGTATCTTGGTCTTGCCCGCAGACGTGATCCTGTTGTCGCCGGCGATCATGGTGCTCATGTCTTTTGCCACTTCGAACACCTTGCTCCCTTCGATAGATTCTTCTGAAGAGCCACGAACATTTGTGATCATATCTCCATTCACATGGAATCCCAGATTACCGCCCACATTGAAATCCAGATCACCGTCTGTCTCGATGGTTATCCTGCCGTCTGCTTTCAGGATGAGATGGTTCCTGGCAAATACAGTGGCATCACCTTTTGGCGCAATCATTCCCACGCCCCTTTTGCCGGATGATACCATGTGAATGGATCCGTCAGAATCTATCATGATAGTTGCACCCGAATGATGCTGTAGAGTTATGGTATCACTACCAAACTCGTTGTTGATCAGGATCTTATTTCCTGTGGAAGAAACAAATCCTTGCATGTCTCCCGGTGCACCAATGCCGCTGGCAGTGCCTATCCCTGCGCCAGTATGGGTAATTGCTTGATCGCTACCTGTGCTGGGTTTATCTTTTACAGACACTTCATAATAAGGAAAAGTGACGCCAGCAGTAATTACTTGAGGAGCTGTAGATCTGCTAACACCATCACCTTCTCTATTGGTGATTTTTTTAATTTGTGAAGGATCTGATACAAACGCATCTGGATTAATAGACATATGTTACCCACAAAAATTTAAGTAAAGAGCTGAAACGGCTTTTCGTAATTGGTCATTGTCGCTGTCTATCTCAGCAGAGCTGGTAAATGATGAGAGAGATTTCATTGCTGTATATAAAGTTACTTTTTGCTGTTGAGTGATATAGTAATCCACATGTACTACAGGAGCCTTTTCATTTATAAATTCTGTTGTACCGCCAATGATAACTACCGAAGCACTGGATTCCTGTGCTGCAGCACCCTGATATACTCTACCATCAACATCTATTATAAATGTAGCGCTGGCATAGGTATTTAAATCGACAGATTGATTTCTCAAAGTTTTAGAAAAAGTAAAATAAAAATTGCTGCAATATGATAGTGCTTCAGGAGATACATTTTTCATCGCATGGATCTCGCAGTTCCCGTATAAGAAAGTTTTTCATAAGCAGCACGGCCAAATTTTAATTTTTTTGGATAGTTAGGATGATTTCTATTACATTCGCTTAATAATCTAAAAGGTTTTCTGGGTGTTTTTCCATCAGGTCCTGGTTCAAAACAAGATTCATCTCTTTCAAACATATTAGTATATGCTACAGCATCTTCGATGTTTTGAGCTGTCAACATTTTTGCAAATACATTTTTTTCATCTCCTGTCAATTCATCCCACATAAAATCAAGTTGTTTTTCTAATGAAGGTGCATTAGTTTTAGAAACAGGGCTTCCGTGCCAATCGGGCCCGCTTAATTTTTGTTTTCTAGGACCCAGCCATTGACATATGCCAAAAGCCCCAATGGAATTATATGATGTGGGATCTATGCTAGGCCCAGATTCACCTTGGAGGACTCCCACTATCCCCGCACAGATAGCTTTCAAAGATGCTTCTGGTCCGACGGAATTTAATGCTGTTATCTTTTCCCAAAAGAAATTGTATATTTTTTGGGGATTGCCAGAACCTGTGAGCTGTGTTGTGGATGGCGTCTGAGTCGTATCAGTGGGCGCGCCGCCTGTATCTGGCGTGAGTATTAGCCCGCTATCAGAATAAGGTGTCTGGGGTGCCTGTCCTCCAGGAGAATTGTTGACAGAACCCTGTCCTCCATTGATGACACCCATGATGATGGGCTGCTGTGAATCTTCGTTATCCGCAAAGAACCCCACCACCCATGTGCCGTTTACTAACCCATGGCTGGCATTACCTCCTGATGTCTGCCCACCAGTAGTGGGAAACAGCACCATGGCATATGGTAAATCGCCATCAGATATCCTGGTCGTATCTTCTGTGCCATGTATCCCAAATATCCTGACTCGTACTCGACCATCGTTGCCGACATCCTTTACGACACCCGTGAACCATCTAAATCTATCGCCATAGAAGTCATCATTGAGCATTAATTTGGTCCCTGCAAACCTGTGCCTTTACCTGTGGAATTATACAAGGATGATTCTGCAAGACTATTGAGATATCCATCTTTATAGATCCGTAAAGTTGTCGCAGCCAAACTGCCCTGCATGATCACTTGCTTGACTTCTGATATGATGAACAATCCTGAGATATATTTGTCTGTTTCAACGATATTGAAACCGTGATTTTCTGGTATGTCACAATATATCACCTGACCTGCTCTCAGATCCATGTTTGCTGGAACAGTGATTGTCAGATCAATCTGATTGAGAGCATTCATGTATTTAGCTACATTTCCGAACTTGCTCCTATATGAAGGCTGACCCATACCTTGCCCATCAACATCAGGAAAATTGTTTATTATATAACGAACCCGGTTTGAATATTCTTTTTCTATCTTTTCATTCTTTACATACTTGATATAACCAGGAGTATTCAAAGTAAATGGTTCTAAAGAAGGAATATTCTCATCATATTTATTAGTTTCATTTAATTCCGTAGGAGTGCTAGCATATGCTTTCTGTAACATATTGATCTCAAACAGTTCATTCTGATAGTATCCGTTGGTTATCTTTTCTATAGAAGAAAATCTCTTGTTGTTTACAATATTTGTGATCACTCTGAGATCCTGGTTGGAATCTCCTGTAGCAGATTTAGATAAGCTAGCAATATCTGAGATATACCTATATTTGTTTTTCCTTAGGGTCTCTCTCTGCTTTAAAGCATCTTCGATGATCTGTTGTATAGTGACGAAATTATATTGTTTTAGATCTTCATAGAATAGATAAAGGAAATGTTTGTCATTCTCTTTTGCCACAGCGTGTTTCGCCAACCAACTGATGGCATGAAAGGGTCGGATGTTTGGAACTATCATTTTTCTAGATTTGATCGATGTTTCTTTGACGAAGGGTTTTTTTGAAATTTTATATAAATCAGTTGTTCCCTGCGCAATATATTCATCATATACTTTCTCCGCCATATCTTCAATCAGACCATAGTAGGCATGAGACACATAATCTCTCATGTTCTGGAGCAGTTGAGGGCTTGCAAGATCTATGATATACATCAGCGATCTTGCTCTATCGCCGATGATGATATCACGGACACCTTTGATAATGAATTTTAATTGATTTTTTGATCTTGCGTTATAAAGGTTACTGCCGCCAGTATTGACCTGATCATACGTCACTATTATCAGCTCTTCACCCGTGAAAGGATAATTGACGAACAATCCGATAGGATCATTCACGAGCATCTCGGCTTTTATAGTAGATTCAAACATGGATTGATATATGGTCAATTCCATGAACTGAGGCATCAGACTGATCTTGTCTCTTTTATTGAATTTTTCTATTTCAATATTGGATACTGTTATACCTAAAGGATTGAGATTAGCCATTACTAAATATATCTTTTACTTGTTGTTTGAAATCCGAAACAAATTCGTTTCGCATCAGTTTGATTTCTCTCTTGGATTCATTGATCTCATTCTCATAATCCCATATGCTCTTGGCAACCCAACCTGCAGGGCTGCCCAACTTGGAATAAGTCGTTGGTGTCATGTTATAGTTATATGAAGCGATTGTCTCAGGACTATCACTGGAGATCCCTCTGTAATAGTAATATGCGATAGAACTTGCTATAGTAGTAGTCGTCAATTTTTCTACTGCAGTATTATATTTTTTCTCCAGGTACGATATTAATTGTTTTTCATCTAGTATCCAATCCTTATAAGGATCTACGATGCCGTTCGTGAGGAATATCACCCAATCAAGAGTGGAATCTCCATATGCATCATAGGCAAGCGTATCGGGACGTTCGCCATTCTTTATGATGTATGTATAGAATAATCTGTAATCTTCTAGATATCTGTTAACGACTTCTGCCTCTACGAGCAGATTGATCGCTTTTAGATTGTTATAAGTTACAAAAGGATAATAATTAGCTAATGACATTTAAGCTCTCTGATTTAAAATTAACGATCACCACGACCATAATTTCTTACGGGAGGTAGTCCGGTCTCTGTATCAAGAGGTCGATTAGGATTCCCTGTCTTGCCAGCGGCAAAATCTGCTCTTGTCTTGATATCGATCTCTTGCAAAGACATGCTAATTTCTATAAAGACTGGATTTCCGTCTCTATAGAATGCTGCTGTTCCTCCACCCGTGCTATTGATAGCTAGACCTGTTATGAATGAATCTGATACGTTAGGTAGGTTAGCACTGCTAGATCCTGTCACAAATTCAACAGTGGCAAGATACGGATAATCCAGGGCAAATCCTTCACCGATTATTGCTGGATGCATGAATGCCTTGATGTAATCTATCATCCGATTCATCATCCGTGCTTCAGATTCTGATTTAGGAGAGAGTCTCCATGTGAATTGATATGTTTTTAATGCGACACCTTCGAATATGGTCGTCAAGTGGGGATTTCGTACTACACCCAGCTGTGATTGTGAATACTTGGCGAGATTGCTATCTGATAGGCCCGGCGTCAGAGCTGCGACCATGCCGACCATATTCATGATTGCCGCACCTTCACCTTCTTTAGCAGAATTATATAGATCAGTTAAAGTTTTACCAGCGGCCTGCATCTGCGGGACCGCATTAGGTAGATTTCCTAACAATTCCATGTTATTTCCGCTGACAGATATATTAAAAGAATCTATCAATTGCTGAGGAATGGGCAATCGTATATATGTCCGCATAGTAGGTTTCAAACTATCGCCAGGCTTTGGCCTTTCATACTTTCTCAACGACATCCTGGTATAGAATTCTGGCACTTCTTGGGGAAATGCAAATGAAGTGACGACAGACATGCTCGATATGAACTCCTATAAATATATCGTATATTTATAATGGTAATATGGCATGTCGTATAAGGGTAGATTTAAACCTAAGTTTCCTGAAAAATATAAAGGAAATCCTACAAACATCGTTTATAGGAGTTTATGGGAACTGAGATTCATGAGGCACCTTGATTCTCATCCGGGCGTGATCCAGTGGTCATCAGAAGAGATAATCATTCCTT